TTTGTTTCTTTGTGGATTCTACGTTTACCTTCTGAATCTGTTTCTTCAAAATATGAGATAACAGTTTCTTTGATTTTACGTTTATCCCCAAAATTAAATGTTAGTTGTTGATTGTAATCGTCTTCTACAATACCAGTGTATTGTCCGAATGAATAAGTTTCATGTGACATAGTTTACTCCCAGACTACGATATAGCACCCCTTGTCATTTCCAGATATGGGGCCTGCACCTCTTGTGATTTGATATGTGGTTTTTCCTTCTACCCACCCTTTATATATCCCACCATGAAAGTCTGCAAAAAACTTTGCAACTCTGGAGTTTCTAAATCGCATGATGCGAGAGTATTTTGTCATACACCTAACACCTTTCCGACTTCTTTACTGTCATTAGGAAGACCACCACCACTCCGTAGGTGTTCCTCTACTTGTTCAAAATAAAAGGCTGCATCTTCATGACCATATTCTTCTAGTAATTGTTTTGCATACTTAAAAAAGGTCACTGTCTGCATACCAGAACCATCTCGTAATGTTGCAGACTTCCATTTGCCTGGACGTTGATTACTCATTTCTTCTCCTCACATTTACGTTTAACTTCAACTTTCATTATTCCAAAGTCTACCATAAGGTCTTGGTGTTTGTCAAGTCTTATGGTACATTCTGTTTTAGTTTTGAACTCTTCTACAACTATACCAGAAAAATCTTTCTCTGGTGTTGTCATCATAATACTTGTAATTAGTAGAAATGTTTTCATAACATTATCCCTTCTTAGGGAAAACCCACTTGACTAATTTCTGTTCAGCAGGATTACCATTATTTTCAAATATTGCAAGTCTAATTCCATTCTTAGACAATTTCTTTGCAGACTTTATTGCAGTGTTTAGAGTCTGGTGTCTGCTGAGTGTACCAACAGTTTCATTAAAAACATCATACGTTACTATCATTATTTAACCTCTCTTTCAATTCTTTTATTTGTTTTTCATATTCTACTTTTTTCTTTGCAAGATATAACTCTTGTTCTAGTATCATCATAACTTGTCCTTGCAAAAAAGTCAAGTCATTGTTTGTTTTTATTGTTTCACTTAGATTCATTCTCACTCGCTTTCTCAAATTTAATTGCATTTATTACTGTATCTTCTGCAACACCAATTGCATGAGCACAATCATTACAGATTGCAGCCGCTTCATGATATAGTACTGCAAGTTTATTTTCTATGATTTTTAACTTTTCAATATTATCCATTATGAATTCCTCTCTCTAATTTTTTCCATTCGCATCACTGACGCAATCCACTGTTCAGGCGACATGATATGTGAACCAGTGGTTATCTTGAGTTTTGCATCTTTAAACTCTTTCTTCAACCGATTACCAAACTCTTTACCAATGAACACTGATGCAAGTTTGATTACATCCCTACGGAAACCAATATCATGATGCATATTACCACACAAGTGTGCAAACTCATGAATGATTGTGTAAGGACAGTTGTTCTCTTTCAATCGGATTGCACCGTACCAAGTCGCTTGACCAGCAGTTGCACCACGAAATGCAGCCTTCTCAATTGACACATTGAGTTTACCTACACTAGAACCAATTGTATTCTCACACAACTTTTTGTAGGTCTTAGACTTTGCAATCTTCTTACAGTATTTTACTGTCTCTTTCCAATTCAGAGTCTTGAACTGTGCTCTTCGTTTTTCTTCACACGCACCGTTTTTAGTCTCTTGAAGAGTTGGACATTTGTATTCTCGTATTGCCTTGAACTCTGCATTGTAGGTCTTTTGCCGACCACTATCTTTGAACGCAGACTTACCAGACTTGATGGTCTTGTTTTTCTTAGACCAATAGTTTGCATATTTGTTTGCATACTCATGAGACATGATTTTACTTGCAGCTTGATATGCATCTGTTGAATTAGTGAATGACATTAAGCGAACTCTCCGTTTGCAATTTTCTCATCTTTAATCATTTCTTGTGCAGTGTAGAATATTTCTTTTGCACCGTCATGAGTTTCAAACCCATACTCATCAGCAAAATCCATGCTACTTGTGAAAAACATTCTATCTTCAAACACATTGATGTTCTTGGTATCTAGTATGTACTTTAACATCTTGGCGTCTTTCGCAAACCCAACTTGATTACCAGCACCGATAAAAACTCCGATACCACCGTTCATTGCATCAATAAAAACTGTTTCTTTTTGATTTGTCATGTTTTCTCTCTTTCTCTTGACTATACTATTATAATACACACTTCCTATAGCAAAGTCAAGTTTTATTTTCAGACGCAAAAAACCCCCATAAATCAATGACTTATGAGGGTGAGATTTTATGTGATATTTTGGAGTTTGTTATAAAAACAACAAGTGATTCGCTTTTAGTCCAAAGGAATAAGTCCTTGGTCTGCAAGTGTACCATTTTTACCAATCATTTGTTTACTCATAAACAAATCAACATACTCTTCCAAGCCTGGGATAACATCAATGTGTTGTTTCTTGACATAAAAGAATAATGGTCTAGATACTTTGTAAGAACCATCTGCGATTGTGTCAAAAGTAGGAATAACACCATCTATTGATGAACCTTGTACTCTATCACTATTTTGGTCTAAGAATGAAAAACCAAATACTGCGAATCGTCTTTCATCATTCATGAGTTTTTCAATAAGCAAATTATCGTTCTCACCCATTTCTACTACATAACCAGCATCATCTCTAACGGCTGTACACATACTTTTGTAACCATTATCACCTTTCTTAGGCATCTTATAGACTTTTTTACACACAGAGTGCATAACTAATTCTACAAATGCATCTCTTGTACCAGATGTTGGAGGCGGTATCATGATATCAATTTTTCTGTCTGGTAATTCAGAACGAATATCACTCCACTTTTTGTGTGGATTTTTTACCCATTCACCATTCTTCATAACATTATGTGATACTGCATTAAAGATATCTTCTTTAGTAAATACACCTCTATCTGCACTGGAATTATTTGCAAGAACAATACCATCATATCCAATCAAATATTCAATTGGGTCAATACCATTTTTTGCACATAACTCTTTTTCACTTGATTTAATAGCTCTAGATGCATTGGTAATATCTGGAGTAGTCATACCAATACCTTTACAGAAGATTTTCATTCCACCACCAGAACCAGTGGATTCAACAACTGGAGTTTTGAATTCTGCCTGTTGACCAAACTTTTCTGCAACAGTTGTAGAGAATGGATATACTGTGGAAGAACCCACGATTGAAATCTGGTCACGAGCAATCGCTTGACCAGACATAAAAAAAAGTGCAGAAAACAGAGTTAATGCACTAAATAGTTTGTAGGAGATTTTTAACATTGAATTTCCTTTCCTAAAGTTGCAAGGGGATACCTACTCCCCTTGTAACATTATTTATTTCAGAAATTCAAAGATTCACAAAACTGTAATATAAAACATAGATATTTGTGTCTTATTTACCTTCTGTCTTTTTTCTTGAGTTCGTTTGCAATCCACTGTTTTGCTTGTGGTTTGGTAGGTTTCTTTGTGACTAGACCACGAATACGTTTGTATACTTTGTTGAATACATCTTCACCAGCATCATTGTTATCAACAATAATAAAGTGTTTAGAACCAAATAACTGTTGAAATGCACCAATATTTCTTTGCACACCATTCCACATTTGTTCTACAGACTTCTCTGGTAGAGTTCTTGCTCTTTCTTTGTTTCGTATCTGTGCAACTTCCAGTGAAGTGTTTGCAAAAATCATTGCACACTGATAACCAAGTTGGTCTAGTAATGCTTTCTGTCTACTAATCTTTGCAACGTCTTTACCAGTACCGTCAATGATAATACCTAATCTACCGTCAACCCAACCAGACTGTCTTGCCTTGGTTTTTGCTTTTGACCGTAGACGTATCGCTTGACCTTCATCTGAAAAGATGTCTTCTGGGTTACCAATATCCAGACCAGCTTTCTCTAGGTCTTTCTCGTAGATATCATCTGAATTCACAATCTTCATTCCAAGACCACCAGTGGTCTTCCTAACAACGTAGGACTTACCACTGCCTGGCCCACCAGCAAGAAAGATTGCGTTAAATATGTTGGGGTCGTAAACTCCCTCTTGAATTTGTTGGAATGTTTTCATTATTAATCCTTTGTAACAACTCTTGTATGTATTTAGTTTCTTCTGGTTTCATGGGTTCAATCCTTCTTTCTTGTCTCTGTAGGTTAGTAAATTTCTTCATTTTCAGTTTTGATTTATTTGTCATTTCATTCCCTCTTAAAATAATGGTTGAACATGATATAGGGTTGTTGTTACGTTTTTCTCCTTATACTGCTGTGGTTTGTGAATAGTATTCTGTATCTGTTGATTTTGTAGTTGCTTTACCACCGTCTTGGTATAACATATTAATATTTTGAACAGAATTACCATAAGCGTTACCTTGTTTTGAATCCTTAGCAACTCTCATGACTATACTATGTTTTGCGTCACCAGACTGATTAAAAGTGTGTCTTAATTGTGTTACAATGTAGTTACCAGTTAAATCTGTATCTTCATCTTTTTGTACAATTGATGATGTTGCACCAATCTCTAGACGTATCTTATCCCCAGCGTGAATAGCAGTTTGACCAGGCACTTCTACGTTTAGAGCGACTCCACTTTCAAATTGAATTTTTCTAGATTTTTTTCTTTGTAATGTTTGATTGCGATTATCGCTTTGATATGGGTAATTAGACCCCTCTGAGAAGGAATAACCAGATGCAGTTGATGAGACATATAGTTTTGCATCACTATCTGTAATTGGTTTTTTTGAATCTAAGTCTTCGGCAGCTGCGATAATAGGACTACCCCCTTCGTCTGGATGAATATCCGTATCAAAATTACTTAGGTAATCATATTTATGCAAGTCAAGTTTTTTATGGTAAATGTCATGTTCAATTAATTTAGATGCAATCATACCATTTTGTAGATTTTTATATGTGTCTTTTGATGTTACAATTTGATAACTTACAATAGTTTCTAAGTTAAGTCTTACATCAATAACTTTTTTCTCATTTAAAACTGATGCAACATTTTCTCTAAAAAAGAACTTAACTGGTTCTTTACAAAGACCATCAAATGTTCTGAAATTAAAACCAGCAGCAGTTTCATAGAATAGATATGATGGAGAACTATTTGCAACTGCTGAGTTAGATATGTTTAAAAGGTGACGAATACATTTGAATGGTTTATAATTTGGGAATACAATTTTTACATTATTTGCAGTCGGTTCTACAGTAAGTTCTTTTTTACTGTTTAAATAACTCTCATCACGCAAAATCTTTTCTACGATATCTGATGGTTGACCAGAGTATGACTGTGATATTCTGGATGTTTGATTCCTAAGACCTTCACTGGATGCAAATTCTAAAGATATAACTTGTGAACCTTCATTCAAACCCTCTTGCATATTGATTTTGTAAATATACAATGGAGAACTTGTAAAGTCAATCATTGTTTCTCTTGTAGGATTTGTTTGGGGTGTTTGTATTTTAAGACGTACTCGTTCTTGTCCAATGATTGGAAAGTTCATAACAATATTAGTAGTATCTTTAACAATAATACTACCACTAACCGTTGCACTATAGATATCCTCATAGAAGTTTACTGCTTCAATGAGTGCAACTATGTTATACTCAAAACCCTCATGAGTAATAATTGTACATTCGTCAATTCTAAACTCACCAGCGTACTTTAGTTCGTCATCCCTAGCCATCTAATTTACTTTCAAATTCTTTTACGAATTCTTTAATGTACCTTGGTTGTATTAGTCTAATTTGTCTCTTCTTTTCTTGTAATGCATCCTCGTATTGATAATTTGATACTGCAACTGCACTTGGGTAATCAGTTGTATTCATACCAACATCAATCTTTACACTTGTATCTCCAGATGTCTGTGTGATTTCATAGTGATGAATTGCTTGTGGATTTGTATACTTGTTAGCAACAAATTCTTCAAACCTTTGTACACTCATAGGCCAGTCTTCATAGTAATCAATTATGTCATTTACAGTTAAGATAGTCCAGTGTAGGTTTATATCACCATAGTATTTGTGTGCAATCATCTCTGGAGTTTCACCATCTTTTACATTATAGTAATCAAAATCAACAATACTTAGTTTTGCACCATCAACTAATTTTACTCTTGTGAGTAAATTTGTCATGGCAGTATAATTACCATCACCCTTGTTATCATAGAATATTTGTGGGAACATTTCAAAATAAGACATTAGAAACCCTCTCCAATTCTTTCTCTGGTGATAAGTTCTAGTTCTTTAAATGTTAAATCTAATTGTGTCTCAACTGGTGGAGCACCGTCAACTGTTGGTCTAAAGAATTGTACTCTTTCACCACCATATGTAATGTTTGCTTGTGTACATACACAAGTTGATATTTTATTTAAAAATCTATTTTCTTTACCAAATGCATACAAATATTTAATATCAAACGTAGCAGGAAACGCCATGGTTCTAGAAGTTCCAATATCACCTATAAAACTAGGTGACATATAGAATCTAAACATTTCACAAATGGTTCTTACACTTTTTGCTTCCGCTTCTGATTTAGGCATCATTTTAAATGAGAACGTAAATTCTCTTCTACCAATACCTTCAAACAACATTTCAAGACGATTGTTTCTAACAAAACCTCTCTTGATATCCATAGCTGCACCAATACCACCTAAGCCTGGAATAACGTCAATAATTTTGGTGACTGTTGCTTCTGCCATCATTGTTCCAGACTCACCACTGTTGGTTACTGAATTTTTAATCTTTTCAATATTTCCTTCAGATATTCCCTTGACCGCTTCTACTGCTTGTGCTGTAAATGCACCAATTTCTTTTTCACCGTATTGTGCGCCTGTGCTAACTTGTACTTGTGCAGGCATATATAATGCAATATTACTTAATAAACGTCTAGTGCCTGGCCCTTTGACTGACACCGTAGACGCTCTTGAATCTAATTTGGATTGTGTTTCAGAATTTACAAAATCTCCAGAAGTATAACCACCACCATATTGTTCTTTAATTTTATTTGATTCTGCAAAATCTGAAAAATCAGAACTAGGAACTTTAACTTTTTTACCACCAGTTCCAAATTTGACGTTTGCGTTCTTTTGTTCATTGATTTCAAATAGGATATAGTGTCCTTGGTCATCACTACCCAAATCTTCTGGATATACCACTGACTGACCACTAAATGGATTATCAAGGTTTGCAAACTGACTTGTTGGTCGTACTCTTCCAGCGTTTGGTGGAAGTCCAACACCTCGTCCACCGCCTAATGCGCCTGAAATGACATTGTTAATTCTGTTCGTTGCACGATTAATTGCAACATTTTTTATCTCGTTTAGAAATCCACGCATCTGTATAAATATCCTTAATTACATACTATTTAGGTGAATAATCATGGCTTATCGTGGAAGATATATACCGACATACCCCAAAAAGTACAAGGGTGACCCTTCTAATATTATTTATAGAAGTTTGTGGGAAAGAAAGTTTATGGTATATTGTGACCGTAACGAAAAAATAGTAGAGTGGGGTTCTGAAGAGTTTTTTGTTCCCTACCGTTCACCATTAGATGGTAAAATACATAGATATTTCCCAGACTTCTATGTGAAGGTAAAAACACCAACTGGATATAAAAAGTGGGTTATAGAAGTCAAACCAAAAGCACAATGCAAACCCCCCAGAGAACCAAAAAGAAAAACCAAGAAGTATCTCAATGAGGTTCGTACTTGGGTTACCAATGAGGCGAAATGGAAAAATGCAGTAGAGTATTGTAAAGATAGGAATATGGAATTTATGATACTGACTGAAGTTGAACTAGGGATATAAATAATAGTATGGCAGAAGAAACTTATTTTGACAAAATATCTAAACAAATTAAAACTGGTAACGAACCATATACATGGTATCGTAACCGTATTAAGGAACTTGGTGTTCCTAATACGGCAGAACTTTTGCGTTCTGGTAAACTAGCTAGAAGACCACATGGATTGGATAGGGGTAATATAGTCAATCTAAATATGTTTATCTATTCACCAAAGTTTGCGAAAACACTACCATATTATGATACTTTTCCTTTGGTGATGCCTTTAGAATTAGCAGAAGGTGGATTTTATGGATTAAATTTTCACTATCTACCATATGCACTAAGAGCAAGATTACTGGATGCGGCTGGACAAGATAAGTTAAATGTAAATGAAGTAAAAAGAAGTAGATTGACCAAACCAACGATTAAACGATATTTGTTTGGATATGTTAAATCAATGTTTTTGAAAATAGAAGATGAGGATAATTTGACTGCAATAATGTTACCAGTACAACGATTTAAGAAAGCGAATGAACAAACAGTTTGGGCAGACTCTAGAAGGATTGCAAGGTAATGTCAAAATTTAATTTTGGAAATGTGTTAGGTGGTGCAGTATTTGGTTCACTAAATGCATTTCTACAACACAATGCATCCAGAGATGGATATGCAAAAGCAAATCGTTATGAAGTCGTGATTGGATTACCAACTGGTGTAACACAAGGTTCTGAACAAGACGCTGGTAAATCCGCTATGGCTGGTAGAGTTCAAGGACAACTCGCTGGTGAAACTGCAAGAAGAATATCTTTTCGTTGTGATAGTATTTCCATTCCAGGCAGAAACCTTCGTACACAAATGAATGGTAATATCTACGGCCCACCCCATGAGGTTGTTCAAGGTATTACATTTGCACCAGTTCAAGCAACATTTTACTGTGGGTCTGACCTTGCAGAAAGATACTTCTTTGAAGAATGGCAAAAAGTATCATATAATCCACAAACATATAACATCAATTACTACAAAGAATATGTTGGTGCAGTTGATATCTATCAATTGAACGAACAAGATGAGAGAACATATGGTGTTAGATTAGAGGAGGCGTTTCCAAAGACTGTCGCTGAAATTGCATATGGTCACGCTAGTTCTAACACAATAAATAAAGTGACAGTTGAATTTCAGTATAGAAAGTTTAGAAATCTTGCGACTGAGGAACTTAGTGGTGATACACCATCTCTTGAGAATACGATTGCAGATATTCTGCAAAATTCTATTCTTAGACAAGTGCAGACTAGACTTCCTACTGTGTTGAGGCGATTATTTTAATTATTAATATAGGAGAATAAATTATGGCGTTGCCCGTGTTGAATACCTCAAAGTATGAGATGGAAATTCCGTCTTCTGGGGAAAAAGTTGAGTATAGACCGTTCTTAGTAAAAGAACAAAAAGTGTTGATGATTGCACAAGAGTCTGGTAACCAAAAGGAACTTGTAAATACAATCTTTGAAGTTATCAAAACTTGTACATTTGGAAAGGTAGATAGACCAGAAACTTTACCTACATTTGATTTAGAGTATATGTTTCTTATGATTAGGTCTAAATCAGTAGGTTCTGAAATTAAAGTAAATTTACTATGTCCAGATGATAATGAAACCAGAGTTGAAACTCTGATTAATGTTGATGATGTAAATGTTATCAAAACAGAAGGTCATACAAATGAAATTATGTTAACTGATGATATTGGTGTTGTTATGTCCTATCCGACTATGGGAATGGTTTCTGGATTTGGTGAGGATGGTGCTAATGTTACAAAGATGACATTTGATGTTCTAGAGAAATCAATCAAGTCTATTTTTGATAAAGAACAAGTATATGATGATATGAACAAAAAAGATTTGAGTGACTTCATTGAATCAATGAACACTGAACAGTTTGAGAAACTACAGAACTTTTTTGATACCATGCCTAAATTAAAACATAAAGTGATGGTTAAAAACCCAAACACTGGTGTTGAAAGTGAAGTTATTATTGAAGGATTGCAAAGTTTTTTAGGTTAGCCCTTTCACATGATTCCTTGAGCAATTATTTTAAGACTAACTTTAATTTGATGACACATTATAATTAT